TTCCTTCCTTGTCGTTCTTGAACAGAACGCCGGTCATTTCGTTGTCGTAGCTCATTTCGCCTTCCTCATTGTGTACTCGGCAACCACTGCCTTTCCGTTTCGTGTCGCGACAGTCTTACGCACTGTCTTGATATTGATGCCTCTTTCCCGCAGCTCACCAATCCTTGCAGCCAATCGCATAATCCCGTATTCACGGAGTGCAGCTAGCGGGGTTATAGTGCCATGCTTGCGTAGGTGTCTGATAATGTCCGCTTGTTGGCTCATATCAACCCCCTGAAAAGATGCACGCTTTAACTATCGCGCCCGATGCAGTAGGCGCAAACCAACACGCCCTCCACGTCCGATTAGTGAACCGAGCGCACCAGAACTGACCGGCAGGAGCACGAGTCGCCTCGATGATGTTTCCGTGGTTGTCCACGTAGTAGATAACGTCAGTCATAGTAATACTCCTTGATTGCCTGTATCAAATCATCGTTTGCCTCAGGCGATGCGAACAGAAACGAAACGTCATTGCCGCCGACTGTGATCGAGTATATCTCCCACGATTCAGGCTCACCTGGATCATCGTAAGACGGCCTAATCTCAGGAATATGCAGGTATTCCACGTCAATGTCGATATGCCCGCAAGTGCCAAAGTCCCACTCGTCAATCGTAATTTTTTGCGGATTTGATATGTACATCTGCTTTCACCTCTGTGGTTTTGTACAGATTACAGCTTTTGGAGCGTATTCGTACTGTGGATAATACCTATAACCCTGCGTTAATCGGACGCAAGCGCCGATTAACTGGCTGTTATGCACCAGATACGCTTTCGGCGTACCGTTGTGCGTTTGAATAGCTTGGGTCTACGCCAGCATCGTTCTGGCCGGCCATGTGCGCCTCTTCAATAATTCCAGACAACTCACGCTCCATCTGTGCAACAGTGGGGAACAGGTTTTCCCACAGCTTCCCAATCTTAGAATGCTGCGCGTCGTTTGGAGCCTTCCATCCGGCACTATAAAGCGCGTCAATAAATTCTTGCCTTTTCATTTCCATTCGCCTCTGTAGTTAAAGTTTCTGTTGCATAACAACTCATTCAACCGGACGTTTTCAACGCCGGTTAATTCGGCGGTTATACAGCATTAGCCCACTCGTTAGACTTCATCTGTGCGTTTTCGCGCGTTGTGAACCATCCACCCTTAGTATACGCAAGCGACAGAGCCTCCTTGGTTTCGTTGTCAAGCTCGTTGTATGCCTCCTTGGCTGTGCTGTAGTCTTCATTAGCGAGCGCCTCCCTTATGGTGTTGAGCGTGGTTATATATTGCTCACACAGAGCTGCATATTGCTCCTTGCGTATTTGCTCAGGTGTTTTAATCTCAACAACAGAGTCAGAATTAAAGTCGATCCCTTCACCGTTTTCGTTCAGGATATTAATAGCGTGTTGTAGTCTGTCTGCGCGCTGAGACTTAGGCCAGGTTTTAGATGCTCGTTTGATGCAGGTTTTCTTTGTCATCTCACCAAAAAAGTCAACCCAAGGACACTGCCTAGCCTTTCCTGCTGCAAATGACTTATAGGCTTCAGACTTGTTGCGGATGGAATAGATTTCCTCGGCTGACATAACTTCTACCAAGTAATCATTGTCAGAAGTCTTGGCAACACAGTAAACACCTGAAAACTGTCCGCGGTCTTTGAACGGGTTGAACTCGTGGAAAGGCGAAGACGAAACGCCCTTATACAAAAACTCGTCATTCTCATATACAAGCTCGGCTTTTGCCCAACGGATAGACCCTGTATCTGTGGCTATCTTTATCAATCCCTGATAGCTAATGTCAAGGCAAATTCTGCCATCGCGTGGAACCAAATAGGCGTAAGACGTTGCAGGATTAAGCGACAACCCGATTGACGCTATGTTAATCACCGCATCCCTGACGCTTGCTGGCGCTCTGTTTGCGATGTTGTATATATAGTCGTTTTTCTGTAGTGCCTGCATAGCAAACATTGACTCAGAAGCGTAGGCCATCTTTGTCTGCTGTGCTATTGACTCGAAACGCTCGCGGCTATTTGATATTGCCATTAAAGCAGGCGGCTGAATTTTTTCTTTCTCTGGTGCTTGTGCTTGGTCAGTCATACCGAAAGCTCCTGTAGTGATTTGTGTATTTCTATCAGCGTCCTGTGGTCGTCAGCACTGCACACCTTGTCATACAGCGTATCGGTATCAGCATCCCACCGCAGGAACCGGCGACCGCCTACAATTTCTACATCCTGCACCTCATAGGCAGATACGTGCATCTCGTTGATGCCTCCTGAAAAGCGTACGTGAACTACGGCAACCGCTCTGTCTGACAGCTCCTTAGCCAGCCGGTATATCTCGCCTACTGTTTGGTCTGGATGTGGTGGGTTATGGTCAAACATGGCTGAACTCCGTAATGTGTATGAGCATCATTTCACGTTTCGATTGCAGGTGGAATTGTGGGATATACCTAATAAGCCCTCTGCTCTGCCCTTGCTGTGGCTTGCTCAGTCCTATACAGGTCGATTTTAGCCCAGCAGCCCTTGATAATCAGCGATAGATATTCCTCTTTCTCCACCGCTACTTTCAGCCCGTCCAACAACTCCAGGTATTCAGGATGAGAGTATGCGTATGCCTCGCGCTCCTGCCCTGTTTTCATCCCTTGCTTTTCCGCGTCAATCATCAAGATTGCCTTTTTCGACTTCCTGAATTGCTCAAGATGCACCCTTGCTGCTTTGGCCTGTGCGTACTCTTTCGAGTGCTTGCGGATGTATGTGAGCGTTTGCTCTATGTCAATCGCCATTGCTCACCTCAGGAGGCTCAGGTAGCGGCATCCAGTGGGTTGGATTCCACGAAATCCAGTCAGCGTGAACAAAAACAGGCTTTCCTTCATCCATCCATGCCATGTTTTATCAATAAGGCCGTCTTCATATCCTAGAATATCCTCGGTTGTAGGCGCTGTATCAATAGGCTGCCAATTAGTCATTGACTATCTCCCAGTGTGGCCATGCAGCTTTTTTTCCATCTGTTGTCTTGCTTGTTGCCCCACAATCGAAACAGTGCAGCATACCGTTTATAACTTTCCCTGCGCTATATCTATATCTGTATGGACAGCAGCTATTCCACACCCTGACAAGCGTATCCACAGGAGGCACTTCCACAGGCTTTGATGGCGCTACTATGGGCGGTACTTTGTCCCATAATAGGCGGGGCACTGCATCACCTGTATATGATTTCCCGTCTAAAAAGTATGTATAAATTCCTAAGCCAGCAAAGTGTGCATACAAGATATGCATTTTATCGCATCGATTATCAACAACCCCCCACTTCTGAAATATATAATCAAACACTCTATCCCCAACTTTCGCATTCTCAAATGTAGTAGTCATTGCAGCTCCTTAATCTTTGCCTTGTAGTATCTGACCACTTCTTTCAGGTCATCTACTCGCCAGCGTTTCGTTTCGTGGTTTGAGTCAAGCCATTGAACTACATCAGCCCCTAGCCTGACTATAAGGGTTTTCCGATACTCGTCACGGTTGCCTGATAGTCCGCAGTTACAGTAGCGGTTACATTGTTTGTGTATGTTGCGCTCATCATACCTAAGAGAGCTTCCTCTGCCTGATGGAACGTAATGGCCGGCACAGTACTGCACGTCCTTGGTAGTTCCACATGATACGCACGGCAAATCATTATCCCTTAGTCTGATGTACTCATTGCAGGCTTTCTTTGCCTTCTCTTTCCAGTGATCCAGGTCATTGTCGAGGAACTCCCGTTTGCGCTTCTTCCGCTCCTTGTCGAGCTTTGCTAGCTTCTGAGCACAAGTCCATGCTATCGCACAAGGTACGCTGCAACATGGCTGCATGTTACGCTCTGGAGTGAATTTCTGCTTGCAGTGCTTGCATGTCTTAGGCTTCATTGGAGCAAAGTCTATTGTGTACTTCTACCCAGTATTGCTGTCCCATTAAAGAGTCCTTCCAATACAACGAAAAATCCAAAACTTTAGCAGGCCAAAGTTTGTAAGAAGCAATAGTCCTATCACCAATCAATCTTCCGGCTGTTTTTTTACGTGGAAGCTCATCCATAAAGTTCGCCAGCTCATCCATAGTCAAAGCAGCGCACAGCCTGTCGTAGTTTTCTTGCGTGTAGTCTTTCATGTGTCACCTATATTCCTGTTCTGCATCTTCTGTCATAACTTTTTCATCGTCTTCTATTCTTTTCCATTTAAACCCACACCCAATACGGTCGTCGCTTCCATTACAATAGCCAACCCAATTATCCTTTGTGGATGTGACGTTATGTGTTCCCCACTTATACCCTCCACAATTCGGGCATTTAAATGCTTTATATTTCATACATCACCTATAAGTTATAACCCTGCGTTAATCGTACGCAAGCGCCGCTTAACTGGCTGTTATACGTCAACATCAAAATCGGTTATCGTATAACTCGCGTCATAAAGCGGATTATCTTTACCAATGCTCCCTTCTTGGCAAATGTAAAACCAAACCCATTGGTTAATCTGCTCCCATGTTGCGTCTGTATCCGGCACTTCAACGTCAATCGTTACTTTAAGTTTTGCCATTTTTATTTCCTCCGTTAGTTAGTAGCCTCCTAACAACTCATTCAACCGGACGTTTTCAACGCAGGTTAATTCGGCTGTTAGAAGTCTCGAATATCCGAGCAGCGGCCACTTCTGCGCCACTGCTCATTGCGCTTTAAGAACGCCAGATACCTGCAATGCTCGCACCTATCCTGTATGTTTTCGGCATTCTTTATTGCCTTGACTTTTCTGGTCGAGTATGTGCCGCAGTCACAGCGCACTACCCATCGCCCTTTGAAATCCCTCGCAGCTCCAATTACTGTAAACCGCCCTACGCGTGCACCAGTAAGATCAATAAAACAGGATTGTCCGAGTTCTGCTTTAGTGAATGGCCGAGTTGCTATCGGAAGGTCGCTATCGTTGGTCTGAACTTTCTTGTTCGGCTCGTAATGCGTTCCAGCTCCAACAACCAGTGCGGCAGTCTTGTTTATCGCTGTTCTGGCGTGAATATCTTTCATCTCTATACCTCGGACTTCTAACTGGTCGTTCAAGGCTCGACTGGCCTGACGGCCAGCGGCCTTAACTCGCTGTTATCGACCCTATTTATACCCCTTCACCCCTATAGTGTCACTAGGTAATTACCTAATTCCTATGATATTATCGCGCCATGATCTATCTGTATGCTTGTCAATCCACGACTCTGCCCGCTTAGTGCTATCGTCTGGGTAAACATCCTGCCATCCATTGATAATCGCCCGCTCCAATAGCAGGTTTGGGCAGTGTCCGTCTATCTCAAGCCTTGACAGCTTGCGGATGAGCATATCGACACCCCTGGCACTGATCGGCTTCTTTATGTCTAGCTTCCTTGCTTCGACAAAGGTTTCAAGTAATGCGCGGTCGATAGAGTCTTGCAGTAGTAGTGGTAAACATATCGGCTTGTGTATCATGCAAATCAGCCTCCTTAACTTTAATAATGCAACCGTACTCTTTTTTTATAAATTTCCTTATGCACTCAGACCCGTAAACATTCCCGCCGTGGTAAAAAAACCTATTTAGCTTCTTTCCGCATCTGGCGCACGTTGTCATGCAAACAGATCCATCGTTTCACGTTTAGCATCTTGCAAGTTCTTAACAGCCTGATCGAAGTATGCTGGCTTTAGTTCAGAACCAATAAATCGTCTGCCCATCTTGACGCTGCAATATCCTTCTGAACCTACGCCAAGGAATGGAGAAAATACCAGGTCATTTGGTGCAGACCATAATTCAAGCGCCCGTTCAATAACGTCAAGCTGCAATGGGCATATATGCTTTACATCATCTTCCTCTCTGGCTTCCCTATAGTTAAGCGTCCGAGTCTGGTTAATGTCAAACCATACAGGTGAGGCATAACGCTGCCACAAATCTACTGGAAACTGCTCTGGCGTATGCGATATTGGAACTATATTCTGTCCTGGCTTTCTAAACACTATCAGGTAGTCAGCTAATCCCTGACGGCTCATGCTTGAGTCTTTCTTGATTGTCTTGTGAAGCAAACCAAGCGCCTTTGTCCTTTGCATTGCTACTACTGGGTCTTTCCATATGCAAACCTCTGAATGATAAATCCACCCTTTATCAATAAACATACGGATAAGATCGCCTAGAAAATCACGGATTCCGATAAACCCATCATTAGCTTTGCTCGTTGTTAGTTGCATACAGTGAACAGCCATTAACCGTCCTGGCATTGTTATCCTTAGTAATTCATCTACAAGGTAGCTAAAGTGCTGGAAAAACTCTCCTTCGCCTTTGCTATTTCCCATATCCCTATCGCTATTTGAATATGTGAACAATGATGCGAATGGTGGAGAGTAAATAGTAAAACCTACGCTATCAGATTCAATCTCTCTCGCCAATTCGATGCAGTCTGCATTGTGCAGAGTATATCCATCACCTTCAAATACGCGCCTTTCGTATTCCGCTTTCTGTGGTTCAATTCCGAATATCTCATTTTTAACATAGTTGCTCATATGTATCACCATCTCTTGGCTCATCTGTTGGTTTTGCAGTTCTTTCCTGCGGATATTTTCTACTACTGCGCCTTCACTTTCTGCACTAATTACATGGCAATTTACCGGCTTAGTCTGACCGAATCGCCAGAATCTACGGATTGCTTGATAATAGCTCTCCCATGAGTCAGAAAGACCAACAAATGCAGTATTGTTGCAATGTTGCCAGTTCATCCCATAGCCGCATATAGAAGGCTTGCTGATTAATACCCGCAGTGATCCATCAGTGAATGAGTCTATAGTCTTTTCCTTGTAGTCGATAGTGTCAGATCCTTTAACGTCTTTTGATCCTGTTATCAATTGTGCAAGCTTTTCGCTTTCCTCATTGCGATTGCACCATATGACCCACTGATCTGTTGAATTATTTACAATCTCTGCACACTTGGCAACGCGATCATCAATGCTTTCCTTTCTTGCAGCATTGCGCTCCATAAGTCCGGTAGCAATCTCAGCAAACAGCCCATCTGTAGTTTTAGACTCTACTACGTGCGATTGGATATTAAGTTCTGGCAAATCATATCCAGACCCATCAAATCCAAGATCGGCCGGAGTCTTTATTACGATAGCCCATGTTGCAAGCCATTCCCAGAATTTAACCTTTCCATGCCCTTTAAGTATCCAAGTTCCAGTATCACCGGCATCATTGATAAAGAACATTGCTAGCATTTCGACCATAGTGACAATCCCAAGCCATTCAGCCTGGTTGCCTAATTCCATAAAGTCATTAGGGCTTGGAGTAGCTGTACAGGATAAGCGGTATGGAACATTTCGGCACGATTCAATCAAAGCATTGCGGGTCTTTCCATCCCTGTTTTTGATAATGCTTGACTCATCTAGTACAACCCCGTGGAATGATTCAACATCAAAATGATCCAGCATTTCATAGTTTGTGATGTTTATCCCTCTTTGTACATTTTCATGGCTGCGTGTATAGTTCACAGTAATGCCAAACTTTGCTGCATCGCTAACGGTCTGATGTGCAACGCACAAAGGCGCGACAATAAGAACATCCCCTCCGGTATGCTTGCATACGTTATCAGCCCATGATGTCTGCATAAGCGTTTTCCCAAGCCCAGTGTCTGCAAATATAGCTGCCCTTCCACGTCGAAGCGCCCACTTGACTATTACACGCTGAAAGTCGAAAAGATTAGGATTCAAATCATCGCTATCATGTCCAGATATAATAGGCGATATTGATTTTTTAGCTAGGAATTCCTGGTAGTCCATTAGATAGCTCCGAATTGGTGGCGGTACTTTTGCAGCTCTATTTCTAGCATCTTAACATACGCTTGCGATGCCGATAGGTTAAATGCGATCTTTTCTGCATTCTTGGCATTGCCTCGCTTTAGTGACTGGTGACGCTGACAAGTAACGCACCTGAAATTAGATAGATACCTGTTCACGTCTCCGCACTTTCTGCAAGGCCGCAATTCAAATGTTTCTGCCATACATCCTCCTGTTTTAGAGGTTGCATAATGCTGGTTATTTTCAGTGATCGCCATAGGTAATTACCACACTCTAAATCTATCAGCCATAGTCCATCTAATGAGGGCTGTTATTGCATAGTCACTGGCATGTTTTCTAGCATATTCATATCATGTGCGTATTGACTTTTCATGCGATAGTCTGTAGAGAACCTGTTTAACTTGCCGATATTGCAGTCATCACAAAGAATTTGCAGGTTGTCCTTGTCAAATGCAAGCTCAGGATGCTTTGACCTTGGCTTGATGTGGTCAACATGAATGGCTACCTTGTGCGTCTTTGGCGATCTGCCACACATGGCGCAAGTCTGTCCCATAGTCTCGATTGCCCATGCCCTGCATATCTTCCAGGCTGTTGACGAGTAGAAGCTATCACGCTTTATATCCTTGTAGTACTTATTCCACTTCTTAACCTTCTTATTCTTACTCTTTTTCATATATCACTCCGATTATTAGCCTAGAGTTTTGACAAAAGAAACCCCAAGCCCATTGAAAATGAGCTTTGGTTCCTTCTGTCAACAACATCACTCGTCATATCGAGCCTGTCGCACTGACACCAATCGACTATCACAGTTGCGATTGGTTGGCATCTTTCCTGCCTGTGAGCAGTCCATCCCCTGTAATGCCTTTAGAACTCAGGTGCGGTATGGGATTATCTTCTGCCGCTTTAATCGTGTTCGGTGAGTGACCTTGCGGGGACATATCTCTACACGACTAGCCAAATGACAAGGACAAAAAAAAGGCGGATTACTGTGGATTCCGGTGACAGTGATTGGCACAAGACCAACCGCGAAACCCACAATAAACCGCCCTTACCTGCCCACTGTCACGTAGACAGGAGGGATTATCACACAGTCCATGTGCGATTGCAAGCCCTAGCCTCCTGCCTTGGCGATGGCTTCATTTGCTATGTGGCACGGGTTGTCGTGGCCTCTTTTGATTGCTTCCAATGCATTAATCAAGTCTCCTTTACACTCTATTCCCTTCACAACCATGCTAAATAGCTCGTCGCGCTGTTTCTCTGCGTGTTTTATTCCTAACTGAAACCCGTTCCATGCGTGGTAAGTCGGCGCCCACAAGTAGCGTCCATCGTCGTGTTTCTGTAACGCGCCATACCCAAAATTCTTTGCCGCTGTTTCAAAGGCATCGCGCAATTCCTGTTTGTGTTGTGTGTTCATATCAACCCCGCCAATAAGCTTACCACTGTATCAAGAGCATAGTACACCTCGTGAATCACTGCCATCATCAGGCTGTATTTGGCCTCTGTGTTGTGTAAATCGAGTTGCTGAATGTAATGTGCGTGCATAAATCACCTCATCCTATAAACGTACTTCCAAGCATTATCAATGCTTTTGGCTATTGTGTACATGTGTAGCGTTTGACCGCCTTCCCATCCTGCTGTATCGCTCTCAAGATGCGGCCTGCACCTTACAGGAGCGTCTGAAGCCTTGCCATGCCATACAAGCTCACACCTGATGCACTTGTAGTGATATGGGCCACGCCAGTTACTACCATTGCTACTTCTGCTACCTGCTGACTCGGTTACTATCTGATGGGCTGACGATACAAGCCACCCGATAGGCGCAACCGCTAGCTCATCCCCGTAATTGTCGATAGTGATTTTCATTATCAGCCCACTGTGCGGAAAATGTACAGGTAAACACCTGCTAGGACTGCCGTAATCATGCAGGCGTTGTAGATTGCAATGTTGATGTAATCGCGTTTGGTGAACATATCAGCCTCCTGCCTTTGCGATGGCTTTGCGTAAATCGGCAACCTCATCACTGCATGCCCCAAAATTTATTGTGTAATGCCCGCTTATAGAGTTATCAATGCGAGTAAGAATTGCGCTTGCAGATTTCAGCAGCTCGTCGCGCTGTTGCTCTAACTCTTTGATGCGGGCGACAGCCCACTGTTCAACTGCTGCCGGTGTGTGTTGTGTGTTCATAATCTATCTCCTTGGTTGATGTAGCCATATTACACCACCTGTAATCATGTTATATACGCAATTATACTGATGTATACATATACAGTGACTATGTGATACAATTGGGTTGCTTTTATGTGTACTTGTGGTATATTTGGTGCGTGGTGATGCACAAAGCGTACTAGATATGCACCAACCACCACACAACCTATGGCAGATGGGTAGAAAGGCGAAATGTGGAGTCCTCCATTGTTAAACGCTGAAGAATCTGCAAGCCAAAGGCGTTGTTTAGGAGCCTAATCTGCTGATACCCCCGTCAGTGGCGAAAGAGGGGGAACACTACAGACGGGCGGCGATCGCTTCGGGGAATAATCCCCTACGGTTATCATCAAGGCCAGATCGGTCGCCAGCCGTGTGTGGTGAATGCTCAGGCTGATGAGCGGAACGGGTTTGGTTCCCGCTAGTCGTGACGGTATCATGGAGCGTCCTGCCGGAGATCAGCGCCGGTCACCACGCATACACTCAGGTATCGACAAGCGCCTTGTAGTCGGTACCGCCCCAGCAAGTAAATGTGCGGATAGGTTGCACTGAGTGAAGGCACTAATAACCCAATCAGGAGGCTATATGCCGCTAAAATCAGGCAAGTCTAGCAAGACAATATCGGCCAACATCAAGGCCGAGATAAAGGCAGGCAAGCCACAAAAGCAGGCAGTAGCCATTGCAATGTCAAAGGCCGGAAAATCGAAGAAGGGGAAATGCTAATGGGTGATTACAAAGGCAAGACGGTCGGACAGCTTGGTAAATCAGGCAACACTGGATCAACGGCTAAGGTAGCACAGTCTAGCAAGGTGACCACATACACAGGCACAGCGGCAAAGCCAGCCAAGACAGCCGTCAAAGCCGACACAAGCGCCGTAAGTGCAGCAGCCATTAAAGCAGCACAAGCCAAAGCTGACGCACAGTATGAGGCTAACCGCAAAGCCGCAGCAGAAGCCAAGCGCAAGGCTGACGAGAAGGCCAAGGCAGACGCAGCCGCCAAATCAGCAGCGATGGTAGGAAAGCCCAAGCAGGACGCTATGAGTGTGCTATATGGCAGCAAGCCAGCAAGACGCTACTAAACTCCACGTGGCAGACAGACAGACAGACGAGAAGGCAGCAATACAAGCACAATTAGAGGTTGCCCTATCCGATTATGTCCGTCGAGGTGGCTGTATCATCGAGGTGGATTATGCCGCTACAGGTGATTCAGAACTAGGCAAGAGGTGGGATACATTCAAGGGAATGCCCGCTAGAGTCAACAGAAAATCGTAAGTCATTCAAAAACATAGGATTATCACAATGGCAGGCGCTCCAATAGGCAATCAGAATGCAACCAGGGCAAAGCTCGCAAGGGCAGCACTCGATAAGGCATTGGAGAAGCGTTCGCCAACTGACCGCTATTTCAGCCTGATACAGATATGGGACAAACTGATCGAGGATGCCATTGATGGCGACAAACAAGCAGCGGCGATGATTATCGACCGATTAGACGGAAAGCCTGCACAGTCTGTCGAGGTATCCGGCGATGCTGAAAACCCGATAGTCAGCGAGATACAGGTCAAGCTAGTCAAGGCAAATGATACTAGAAGCTGAATTCCCTGAACCGCTGGAGTTCCTGTTCACTCCAATGCGGTACAAAGTAGCATACGGCGGCAGGGGTTCAGGTAAGTCTTGGGGCTTTGCAAGGGCGCTGCTAATCATAGGGAAGTCAAGGCCGATCAGGGTTCTATGCGCTAGGGAAGTTCAGAAGTCCATCAAGCAATCCGTTCACACTCTGCTAGCTGACCAGATCAATTCACTTGGTCTATCGGGCGATTACACCATTCTAGAGACTGAAATCAGGGGCAAAAATGGCACTCTGTTCACATTCTCAGGACTGGCAACCCATACCGTTGACTCAATCAAGTCCATCGAGGGCGTTGATGTGTGCTGGGTCGAGGAAGCCCAGACGGTAAGTAAGCGTTCATGGGAGATACTTCTGCCAACGATACGGAAACCTGGCAGCGAGGTATGGGTATCGTTTAACCCTGCACTGATAACAGACGACACCTATCAGCGGTTTGTAGTCTCGCCACCTCCTAACTGTCAGACGGTATTTATCAACTGGTACGACAACCCGTGGTTTCCTGAAGAACTGAGGTCTGATATGGAACACCTTAAGGCTCTCGATCCAGTCGCTTATGCCAACGTATGGGGAGGCGAGTGCAAGACTATCGTGGATGGCGCTATCTATCGAACTGAGCTAGAGGCGCTGGAGCAAGGAGGAAGGCTGGCATCAATCCCTTATGACCCTGTGCTGCCTGTAAACACCTTCTGGGATTTGGGTGTATCGGACTCCACTTGTATATGGTTCACCCAACAGACAGGGCGCGAGATACGGGTCATTGACTATTACGAGGCAAGCGGGGAAGGATTGCCGCATTATGCCGCTATTCTGAACGGAAAGGGATACGTTTACGGCAAGCATTACGCGCCTCACGACATACAAGTGCGCGAATTGGGGTCTGGTCGGTCTCGGATTGAGACCGCTGCCACATTGGGCATCAAGTTCCAGATGGCGCCAAACATCCCGATAGAGGACGGAATCCATGCGGCCAGGATGATTCTGCCTAGATGCTATTTCGACAAGGCCAAGACTACTAGGGGTTTTGAGTGCCTAGCCAATTACCGTAGGGAATACAACGAGAAGATGGGCGAGTTCAAGTCCACTCCAGTCCATGATTGGGCATCGCATGGGGCTGATGCGTTTCGTTATCTAGCCGTTAGCTTGCAGGATGAGAAGCCAAAGCGCGAGGTTGAGGTATCAAGGCGCTATAACTCAGGCTCCGGCGGTTGGATGCGTTAGATTGCGGTAATTACCTATATCGGATATAATCAGGCGTGTTTACAAGTCTGATGGGTTGTGATATGGCCAAAGAATCAAGAAAAGCGCAACCTACAGCGGATGAGAAGCTGCTAGAGCTGGCCTATAAGCGGTTCAAGTCTGCCGAAGATGCCCAAGCTGATGCCCGTGAGAATTGGAAGCAGGATGTCGAGTTTGCCTTATTGGGCAATCAATGGCCTGAGAACATCAAGCGTGACAGGGAAGTCGAGAATCGGCCTTGCCTGACTACCAACAAGCTCCCGCAGTACATCAAACAGGTTACCAATGACCAGCGCCAGAATCGCCCTGCGATCAAGGTTCGCCCTGTAGATGATGCTGCCGATCCTGAGACAGCCGAGATAATCCAGGGGATAATCCGGCACATCGAGTCGAATTCAAACAGCGACATAGCCATTGACAACGCCTTTTTCTATGCCGTTGCTGCCTCTTTCGGCTTCTTCCGCGTGGTCACTGACTACATTGAAGGGACATTCGAGCAAGACATCTACATTAAACAGATACCTAACGCTCTCGCTGTTTACTACGATCCAATGGCGCGTGAACCTGACGGGTCTGATTGGGGATGGTGCTTTGTTGTCGAGGATATTACAAAGGAAGATTTCGAGTCTCGCTATCCTAATAGGCCGGCGCCGTTCAAGCTAGGCGAGGGTTTGCAGTCATGGATGGGCGAGAAAACTGTAAGGATTGCGGAATACTTCTACAAGGAATCAGGCACGGAAACCATCTACCTGCTTAAGAATGGCGAGGTTGTGACCAAGGCTGACTACGAAGCCAAAGGCATGAAGGATGAGATCGTCAAGGAGCGGGAACAAGAGAAGACCGACATAAAGTGGTGTTTGTTGGGCGGTGATTCGATCCTAGAGCGCAAAGAGTGGGCAGGCGCTTACATACCTGTGTTGCCTGTATTTGGCGACATGGTGACCAAAGACGGCAAGCCTACGCTTATCAGTCTGATTCGCTTCGCCAAAGACGCGCAAATGATGTACAACTACTATCGGTCAACCGAGACCGAGATCATGGCGTTACAGCCTAAAGCGCCGTTTATTGGTACGCCTGAGCAGTTTGAGGGGCATGAAGATCAGTGGGCTGACGCTAATTCATCCAATCAGGCATTCCTTCCTTATAACGCTGTCCCCAATGCTCCTGCTCCGCAACGTCAAGGATACACTGCCCCGCCATCCGGTGTTTTACAGGGCGCTGCCAATGCTGAGAAGGACTTAATGTCCACCATCGGCATCTATGAAGCAGGCTTAGGAATGCGGTCTAACGAGCAATCAGGACGCGCCATCCTTGCACGTCAGAAGGAAGGCGACATTGCTACCTTCCACTTTATCGACAACCTGACACGGACTATCCGGCATTTGGGCAGGCTGTTGGTTGACCTGATCCCGAAGATATACGACACGCCTCGGGTTGCTCGCATCATGGGTGAAGACGGCAGCGAACAGCGCAAGCAGATTAACGCGCCAATCATGGAAAAGAAGAAGAACGGACAGGAAGTGCAGCGAATCTATGACTTGGGGTTAGGCCGCTATGATGTAGCCGTGACTGTTGGACCATCGTTCAACACACGCCGTCAGGAAGCTGCCGAGGCAATGACGCAGATGGTGCAGGCCAATCCTGCGCTGATGCAGGTAGCTGGTGACTTGATAATGAAGTCAATGGACTTCCCTGGAGCCGATGACCTTGCCGAACGCTTGCGGAAAACATTGCCACCTGAGCTTGCCCCACAGGTCGAAGGTGAAGAAGGCGAGGACGGCCAGCCACAGTTGCCGCCGCAGGTTATGCAGCAAATGCAACAGATGCAGCAGCAAATCGAGCAGATGGGCCAAGCATTGCAACAGGCTGATGCTCAGTTGAACGAGAAGCAATCCAAACAACAGATGGAGGCTATGAAATTGCAGATTGAGCAATTCCGCGCCGAGACTGACCGGATGAAGGCCGAGAGCGATGCGCAGTTGAAAGCCGCCGAGCTTGCAGGCCGGAAGGGTGACAATGACATTACAGAGCTTGAGAAGGTGCAGTTTGAAGCAGAGCTAGCTATTCGCCTCAAGGAAATGGACATTGACGCGGCTATCGAGCGTGACTTGCTGAAGATGAAGGCCGAGACAGCGCCACAAGTGCAGATTACCGCTACGCCTGAAATGGAATGCGAGAAAGGCGAAGGCATGAAGCACGAGAAGGGCGAAGGAAAGCATGGCGAGATGATGGAGACTGTATTAGAGCTAACCAAGGCTCTCACGGCTCCCAAGCGTATCATAAAGGACGCTGCCGGTAATCCTGTTGGTGTCGAGCGTGTAGGCTATGAGCTGCCGGACAAGATCGAACGTGACGAGAATGGAGACATTGAGGGGACTAGCTGATGGCTGTCACCCTTCGCCACCGGAAAACGGACACGCTAGCGGATTGGAATCAGGCAGAGCTTGACAGGCACATACAGAACGGCGTTTATCCGACAGGAACGCGGCTAGAAGATATTGTGCTTCCGTCTGATTGGAACGCTGACCACGACACTACCGAGCTGAATGCGGCTTTCGATGACTATCAGGAACAGGCCGAGACCCCAGCAAAACAGGAACAGGCTAACCGGCCACAGAACCGGCCAAACGAGTACGATAATCGGGAGCTTATAGAGCAAATCCTTTTGCTTGAGTACCATATAACAGACTCCAAAGAGCGCAAGCGGCTCAGTCAGAACTTGGCGTTGTGCTTGTTGTTGTTGTCAGAGTAAGTGCTCCGGCACTCGAATCTGTGCAGGGCATACGCCACCGCTCAAGACCATCAGGAAGTTGAACCCGCCATAGTAGTACTCGCATTCGGTATAGACGCGGCCTTTGATAAAGGCTTGGCGGCTGTATCCAGTCCAATGCCCCATAGGGTCGGCGGCTGCGATTGATGAGGCGGTGATAAGTAGTGCGACGATGATTGCTTTCATGATATTCCCCTTTGTGATGCCTATAGATAGTAGAGCATCGTTAGATTTTGCATATAGTGGTAAATACCTATAGCATTGGTACATGCCACTTGGTAGGCACATTTTTACCATGTCAATGAGGTGTTTATGTCTGATGAAAATCAGGTGATTGAGGGCGTAACTGACGCGCCGGAAGCCGTGGAAGCTGTAGAAGCTACCGAGACTCCAAAGTCTGAGCCATCCGAGACTAAAGAAAGGGAACCGGAACCCGCAAAGAGCGAAGAAGATCAGGCCGAGCGCGTCAAGCAGGCGATGCAGAAGCGGATCGACAAGCTCACTCGCGAAAAGTACGAGGCACGGGCAGAAGCTGAAAGGCTGAAGGCCAAGCCGGTACAAAGCGACCCGTTAGACCGCAGTCAGTTTGATACTGATGATGACTTTGTTGAGGCAGAGATTCAGCGGCGCATTGTGGCAAAAGAGGCTGAGAAGGCTCAATTGGCACAGCGCGAGATAGAGCTGGAGCGTGAGGTAAAGAGAGAGCGGCTGTTACATGATGCCGAGCTTGCAGGAAAGTTTGATCGGGAACACTTCGCGCAAAACGTGAGAGTAACCGAGATGATGGCGGAAGCGATACTCGATTCCGACCTGGGAGCAGACTTGATCGTACACCTTAGCGCAAACCCTGATGAAGCCAAGCGGATAGCGGAGTTGCCGAAAGCGAGACAGGCTGCCGAGATTGGAAAGCTGGAAGACAAGCTGACAACCAAGGCGGTGAAAACTTCGGGCGCTCCGGAGCCAATCAAGCCTATATCGGCGAGTGGCAATTCATCAGGCGGTTATCGTGCTGGGATGCCATACGAAGATTACGTGAAGTGGCGAAGGGCGAATAGGTAAAATTATTCGAGGCTACACTCATGACACAAACAATTGCCACTATTGACATGATCACCAAGGAATCGCAGCTCGTATTGCACGAAGCCCTTTCCTTTGTTCCTACCATTAACCGCTCTTTCGATGATTCTTTCGGTAAAGTCGGCGCTAAGATTGGCGATGCTCTGCGCATTCGCTTGCCTTCTCGCACAACTGTCCGTACTGGTCGCGCGATGAACGTTGTTGACCAAGAAGATGAGAGCGTATCACTGACTGTTGCGACCCAGAAGGGTATCGACTTGCGCTTTACCTCTGCCGAGATGGCACTGGGTATCGACTACATCAGCGAGCGTTATCTAACTCCTGCCATGAAAAACCTCGTTTCACAAGTTGAAGCTGACGTGATTTCAGGCGTGAGCAAGTACGTTTCCAACGTTGCCGGCTCTGCTGGCACTGCAATGACTGACTTGTCTCCTTTGGGAACTGCTCGTGCATACCTGAACGGTCAAGGCACTCCGATGGGTGACCGCTCTATCATGCTTGACTCTATCCAGATGGCCTCTTTGGTCAACGGCATGAAAGCGCAGTTCTTCGATCCCGAGTCAGGTAAGAAAGCACAGCGTGAAGGCTACTACGGTCGCATGGCTATGGGTGACCTGTACGAGAATGAGAAGCTGTGGGTTATGACCAATGCGGGCGATGTTGCAACTACTCTCGATACTTACACCATCACCAACGGCGATGCTGATATTACTGTTGCCGCGCTGTCTGCTGCTCCTACTCAGGGCATGGTGTTCACGATTGCCGGTGTTTACGCTTGCCATCCTGAGACCAAGGAAAACCTTGGCTACTTGAAGCAGTGGGTTTGCGGTTCAGGTTCAACCACTACTAACGTGGTTGTACAGGGCAGCATCTACACTAGCGGTGCGAAGCAGAACTGTGTTGCCTCCAACACTACTACTGCTGCCGTGGCATTCGTTGGTAACGCTAATGCTGCATACCGTCAGGGCTTGATGTACCACAAGGATGCCTTTGCTTTCGTTACTGCTGACCTGCCTATCATGGGCGGAGCAGACAAGTGCGGTCGCATGGTTCAAGACGGTATCAGCTTGCGAGTATGGCAAGATGGCGACATCCGCAATGATGAGTTGCTGACTCGTATCGACATCCTGTACGGCTATCAGTGCATCCGCCCTGAATACGCTTCACGCTTGATCGGTGCAGCCGTAGCCTAATGATGCGGGGGGATTAGCGTCCCCCTAATTCTTTCCCATTTTTGCGAGGTAATTATCATGGCAACAACTCTCTCTACTACTACCTATGAAATTCTGGACGTTGGCGGCCCTAACGGGGCGATGATTTGTTCAGCAACTAGCCACAAAATTGGCTTTTGGGGCAAGACTCCAGTAGCCCAGCGTGCTTATGTAGCGTCTCTCCATAATACATCTGCTCTGGCTTCCAGCACTGATTTTGCTGCCGGTCAGACAGCTATTCTGGCGGAAGTTATGAACACGCTGATTGGTCTTGGTGTTTACGCGTCTGCCTAACGCCTAAAGTTTGCGGCTAGGGTCATTCCCGAAAGCGTGGTTCCCGCCACGTTGCCGCGATTCTTAAACGGGAGTCTTGGGAAGGCTGATATGCAAAATGTACTATTTAGTGGCAAGACCGAATCTGTAAAGACTGAAAAGAAAAAGCGCGTTTGTTTCTGTATTCCGACACTCACGAAGCCTTTTCAGGTAACGCTAGATTCGTTAGCGGCTAGCATTCCGCTGATTGAAGAAGCAGGCTGGGAGCATGGTGCAGTCTATGAAATAGGATGCCCGTATATTTCCGCAGCTAGAGCGATAATGCTACGCAAGGCGCTAGACTGGAAAGCTGATGTAATTGTGTTTATTGACCATGACTTGAGCTGGTCACCAGAAGATTTGCTGCTTCTCATTGAAACCAAGCCTAATGTAGTTTGTGGCACGTATAGGTTCAAGCGAGAAGAAGAGGAATACATGGGGCATTGCGAGCCAGGTTCTGATGGCAGGCCACAGCTTCACGATGGCTTGGTGCTGATGAAAGATGCGCCGGCTGGATTCTTGAAGCTAACGAATTTGGCTGTTAACAAGTTCTACGCGGCTTACCCTGAGCTTGTTTATGGTGAGAAGCACACCCCTAGTATTGACATATTCAATCATGGGGCTATAGATGGGATATGGTATGGCGAAGATTACGCATTCTGCAAACGGTACAGCGAGAAATGTGGAAATGTATGGTGTATGCCGAATCTTGAGATAGACCACTGGCTTTCAAACGGTGAGTGTTTCAAGGGTAATTTTGACAAGTTTCTGGTAGCTAAACCAAAGCCAGAATAGGGGTAAAGCATGGCAACAGCCACACAGTTAATCACAAGGGCTTTGACTTCTCTCGGTGTGCTGGCGGCTGGTGAGACTGCAACAGGTGATGAGGCTACCAACGGTCTTGTGTCGCTTAACGATATGATCCAGTCATGGTCTAACGAGAACCTGCTGATATTCCAAGACACACAGGTTGCTATTCCTGTAAACGGGTCCACTTCCTACACTGTCGGCGCTTCCGGTGATGTTAATACGTCCCGTCCTGTCGAGTTTTCCAACGCATTTTTCCGGCTTGATTCAAATGATTACCCTGTAAAAATTATCACGGTGGCGCAATATGATGGCATTCCTAACAAATCCAGCACTGGAACGATACCTGATGTGGTGCATATCCGTGATGGATACCCTTTGCTTACTGTTTATCCGTACCCTGTATGCAGTTCGGGAACGCTGTATCTCGAGACTCGAAAACCACTTACCGAGTTTGCTACGCTTGCTACTTCTGCTTCTTTTCCTATTGGCTATGAGCGTGCTATTCGGCTCAACTTGGCTGTTGAGCTTATGCCAGAGTATGGCGTCGAGAATGGAACATTGGTGGCACTTGCGCGTGATGCAAAGCAAGCAATCAAGCGAGTAAATACTAAGCCTGTGCTGATGAAGGTAGACATTCCTCGCCGGATGAGCGTTAACAGTTACGACAACATTATCAGGGGATAACGTGGAATTAATAACTGATAAAGCAAATATAGATGAGATGATGGGCGTTGTGCATCATTTTGCGGATGAGCTTTATTGCAAGGAAATACATGTTAAAGCCGGACACTTTATCTGCAAGCACAAACACACATACAGTCATTTATCTGTACTAGCTAAAGGAAAGGCTGTCGTAACGGCTGACGGAGTTCAGAAGGTATACACAGCTCCTTGCGTTATCGAGATAAAGGCTAATGTTATGCACCAAGTAGACGCAATAGAAGATTCAGTGTGGTTATGTATCCACGCTACCGATGAAAAAGACGCATCGAAAGTAGACGATGTGATAGTTATTAAGGGGGTTTAATATGCCTATTTGGGTCGCTGGGATATCTGCTGTTGGATCTATTGCAGCAAGTCAAATGGCAGGGGATGCGGCGGGCGATGCGGCGGATGCTCAAGCTGGCGCATCAGAAGAATCCGCACAGCTACAATACAAACAGTACCTGCAAAACCGTCAGGATATGCTGCGTCAGCAAAACAGGTCGAACTACCTTATGCAGCCATATCAGGATGCAGGTTATAACGCTCTCAATGCCTTACAGTATGGCATGGGATTCGGTGACCCTAACGCAGTACCAAGGACTGAATACAGTTTTAACCAGGATGAGTTTATAAAAGCTGCGATGGAAAGACAGTCTGCGGCAGACCCTCGCAAAAAAATGACAACAGCACAATGGAATAAGCTCACTCCAGAAAAGCGGGCGAAGCTAACAAAGCCATTTAAGGCTATAGTTGACCAAACAAAAAAAGGACTAGCTAGCGGGGCTTTTAATTGGTATCAAGGAATGCAAGCAGAAAAAATTGGCGGATGGGTTCCTCAGGACAAGGTATGGAAGACTCCGCAGGGTGTAGCAGGTGCAGAAGGTGGCGGCGAAGGTGGTCGCTTTGGATTCGGTGATTATGGCTTCCTTAACAAGCGTTTCGGGCTGTCTGATTTCGAGAAAGAACCTGGCTACGAATTCCGGCGCAATGAAGGCAACCGAGGCATTGAGGCATCGGCGGCGGCTCGTGGTGGATTGCAGTCAGGTGCGGCACTCAAGGCGTTGAACAGGTTTAATCAGGACTACGCATCGAACGAGTACGGGAACGCTTATAATAGGTTCACCAATGACCAGGGCAACATCTTTAATCGCTTGTCAGGTCTTGCCGGTACGGGTCAGGCGCAAACAAATCAATCTATTGCTAGCAACATGAACACCACGCAGAACATTGCGAACATGGGGACAAATGTTGCCGGCGCAAGAGGCAATGCCTTGACTGATGCGGCTAATGCGAGGGCTTCCGGCTTTGTTGGTGCGGCTAATGCCAACAATCAGATGTGGAGCAACCTTGCCAATACTGCCACAAACTATTGGGCAATGAACAACGCACAGAATCAGGGGTAAGTTATGGCGATTGATCCAAGCATTGCGCTACAAGTACAGCAATTCCAAGCCCCTGACATGATGAATGCGCTAGCAAAGGCGCAGAGTATCAAGTCTCAGCAAATGCAGAACCGCATGAACGAGCGGGAAATGCAGTCAATGGATGCAGAGGCTCAGAGCAATCAGCAGCTGAACGCGCTGTTTCGTGAATCGGGCGGCGACCTTAGCAAGATGAGGCAGAATCCTAACCTCGATATGCAGACGGCTTTACGTCTTGACGAGCTGCAAGCATCGCAGGGTAAAACGCAGGCAGACCAAAAACGCGCACAGCTTGACCTTGCTACCAAGCAAATCGAGGCGGGGATAATGATTCTAGGGTCCTCACAGGATCAGGGTTCATACGATGCCGGATTGCAGAAGATGCAACAGATGGGCATGGATGTTTCACGGTTCCCTAAGCAGTATTCCCCGCAGACTGTAGAGCAATTGGTACAGCAAGGCATGACCGCTAAGGACAGACTGCAAATGCAGCGTGATGAGCGCAGGAATGCGTTAGAAGAGCGCAAGCTAGGCTTGATGGAACAGCGCATGATGCAAGGAGGACAATCATCAGGTGTAGACGCACAGGATAAAGGGTGGGAAGTAAAAGAAACCGCCAACGGTCTTGTCAGAGTCAATAAATATACCGGAGACGTTGCTCCCGTAACGATGGAATGGCAAACACTGAAAGGAAAACAGTCAGGAAGCGCAAAAACAAACCTTAGCGCAACAGCACAGAAAGAGCTTTTCGAGGCTGATGATATGATTACGTCAGGGCAGAATGTTATGTCTGCTTTGGATCAGGCACTATCACTGAATAACAAGGCGTATTCGGGATATGGCGCACAAGAGCGCGCGGCGGTTAGAAGTAACCTTCCTGGCGAAAGCGAAGAAGCAAACGCTACTGTTGACATGAACAACATTATTACCGGCCAAGCTCTCGAAAGCCTGAAAGCCACTTTCGGCGGTATGCCGACAGAGGGTGAAAGGAAGATATTGCTTGAACTGCAAGCGTCAGTCGATAAGACTCCAAAACAGCGTGAGTCTATATTGAAGCGGGCAAGGGAAATGGCTGCAAGGCGTGTCGAAGTAAACAGGAAAAAAGCAGACGCATTGCGGAAAGGCACTTACATGACCGAGAGTTTTGATGCTGGCGTGGGAATGCAAGACCAAGCGCCCGCTGAGGATAACATTGATGACCTGCTGGAGATGTATCAATAATGGCTGACTTGGCACAGGTTGAATCCGCATTAAGGAAGGCACACGCTGCCGGTGATGCTGAAGGAGCTAGACGGCTTGCGAATGCTTATCGCACGATGAAGGCGCAGCAACCTGCCGAGCCTGCTATGGAACAGCCTGCACAGATGGAACAACCAGCCACTAGTATGCAAACGGCTCAAATCGCGCCACAACCTGAGCCGCAAGTACCACAAAAGCGGCTACAGCTTCCTGCATATCAGCCATTGTCACGGCTTGACCGAGTGCTGAAAGGAATACGCGACCCTATTGATGCAGGCGCTCAGTTGCTAACCAAGGCGCTGCCAGAGGGTTACCTCGATGAGGCTGACCGTAAGCTATACGAAGCAACCGGCGGCGTTCTAGGTGCTCCTGCCGGCGCAATGTCAATGATTAGCGATGCAGAGAAAGAGTATCAAGCAAGACGCGAAGCAGGCGGCGAGTCAGGCATTGACGCTTACCGGATAGCAGGTAATGTTGTCAGCCCTGCAAACCTTGCGATTGCTTCAAAGATTCCTGCCGGTGCGACACTTGGCAAGCAAGTCTTGTCTGGCGTTGGCGCTGGTGGCGTGTTTGGTGCATTGACTCCAACAACTGGCGAACCTGAAAACTTCGCAGAAGAGAAAGCAATGCAGGTAGGGCTTGGCGCTGCTACGGGTGGATTGGTTCCTGTTGCCGCGCAAGGCATAGCGAGGGCTGTAATGCCTAAAGCTGCCGAGAATGCCAATCTTCAATTACTGAGGCAGGAAGGTGTGCAGCCTACGATTGGGCAGACTCTTGGTGGCCGATGGAATGCGCTAGAAGAAAAGGCAATGTCTATTCCGATTATGGGCGATATGATTAGCTTGGCGCGTGGTAAAGCCGCTGCCGGCGTACAGACTGCTGCATTCAATCGCGCACTTGCACCAATTGGCGACAAGCTACCAAAAGGATTGAAAGGCCGTGACGCTGTTGTGTATACCGCTGACAAATTATCGCAGAAATATGATGATGTTCTGAACAAGATTGGCGCGATTACACCTGACGAGCAATTCACAAAGAACGTGGACGAGTTAACCGCCATGGTTGACAAGCTCAAGGTTCCAAAGGCTGAAAAGGCGAAGTTTGCGCTTGCGCTCGATGATGTTCGCGGAGCGATTGACGAAAACGGTGTGCTGACTTCTGAAGCATATAAGACGCTGGAAAGCTCACTCGGTCAAGACTTCCGCAAGCTGGCAAGCTCTCAGAGTGTGACAGAAAGCCGCATAGCTCCAGCGGTGAAGCAGTTACAGAACAACCTGAAAGACATGTTAAAGCGTCAGGCCGGAAGCAATGCAGACGAGCTGCAAAAGACTAATGAGGCGTGGGCTAACTTCAAGCGGGTGCAGGGTGCTGCCGGCAAAGGTGGGGCGATTGAGGGTGAATTCACGCCGGCGCAGTTGGCGCAAGCTGTAAGGGCTGCGGATAAGTCGAAAGACAAGGCGAGATATTCAGAAGGCAACGCGCTGATGCAGGACTTGTCGGATGCTGCCCGTGCTGTTGTCGGTGACAAGGTTCCAAACTCTGGGACTATTGATAGGCTGCTTCCTATTGCCGGAGGTCTTGGTACAGGTTTTATATCACCTACAATACCGGCAGGATTGGTTGCTGGTGGCGCTGCATACACGCAGCCCGTACAGAATGCGCTTGTCAATTTTGTTTCAAAACGGCCAGAGTTTGCGAAGGCGCTTGCACAAGAAATCAACATGATAGGCGCAAGTAAGCCGGCACAAGCTGTACCATCTATGATAGCTGCTAGACAGGAATGATCGACAGATGAGTGACGCCCGAATGAACAAGGATATTAGTATTATCGCCAGAACCTTTTTGATGGCTACGGCTGCTATTGTCAAAATGATCGGCATCATGTACTGGATTATATCATGAAGATTCCTTTCCTCGGCGCATCTTACACCTCTCGCAGTAAATCGCTTTCCTGCCAAGAGACGCTGAACCTTTACATTGAGCCGAATGAATCAGGCCAAGGCGAGGCGGCGGCTTTGTATGGAACGCCAGGAACCCGCCTATTGGTCACCATGCCAAACAGTGGCGGCATCCGTGGATTACATTCCCCTGCGTCCGGTGATGCTATCGTGGTTCAATATGACAAGGTATACCGGCTGAAGCATTCATCATGGACTTACACCATATGCACGGGAACCATGATGTTGAACAGCGGCACAGTGTCGATTGCTGACAATGGGACCACTGCGGTAATCGTTGACGGGCTTTATGGCTACGTTCTTGACTTGACCACTAACGTCTTGACCCGCATCACTGACGCTGCATTCTATGGCGCTGATAAGGTCGGATACCTTGACGGCTACTATGTGTTCAACAAGCCGAACACTCAACAGTTCTACATATCATCGCTCGCCGGTACGTCATTTGACGGGCTTGACTTCGCTAGTGCTGAGGGCGCAACCGATAACCTTGTTTCCCTGTTGGTAGACCATCGGGAATTGTGGTTGTTTGGCGACACCTCCACTGAGGTTTTTTCAAACACCGGCAACGCTGATTTCCCGATTGAACGTATAGGTGGTGCATTCCTTGAGCATGGATGCGCTGCCAAGTTTTCACCGGCTAAACTCGATAACACAGTATTCTGGCTTGGCAAGGACTCAAACGGCGCAGGAACCGTCTGGAGAGCTGCTGGATACACGCCACAAAGGGTATCAACCCACGCTGTAGAGTACGCCATAGCCTCTTATGCGCGCATGGATGACGCTATCAGCTATACCTACCAACAGGAAGGCCACGCCTTCTATGTGCTGACATTCCCGACTGCTAGTAAGACGTGGGTGTATGACGCGGCCACCGGCGCATGGCATGAAAGGGCATATCGTGACCCTACCACGGGCGAATTGGAGCGGCATAGGTCGAACAATCACATCTACTTTGGCGCTGTCAACGTTGTCGGGGACTATGAGAATGGCAATATCTACGCCCTCGATCTGAACTACTACAGCGATAACGGCTCTCCGATGCTGTCAAGACGTGCGGCGGCTGTGCTTTATGCTGACAGTAAGCGGCAGTTCTTCAAGGCGCTACAGATTGAAATGGAAGAAGGCATCGGGCTGACTACCGGCCAAGGTTCAGACCCGCAGGCTATGCTTGATTGGTCGGACGATAACGGCAAAACGTGGTCAAACGAGCATTGGGCAACCATCGGCGCATTGGGCAAGTATAAGACGCGGATAAGCTGGAATCGCTTAGGAGCCGGTCGGGATAGGGTGTTTAGAGTATCTATCACCGATCCCATCAAGCGGGCGATTATCGGGGCCACTGTTGAAGGTTCGGCGGGGTCTAACTGATGGCCGTCATGTTATCAAGCAGGGCTAAACTGGTCGATGGCTTAGGCAACATTACTCGCGAATGGTTCAGTCTAATCAGTGACTTGGTCAATACGGCCAATGGCGGCGGGGTGTTTACCGTTGATGTGGGCAGTCAGATAGACCTGGCGAAGCGCAATTGGACTGTCACGATGTCAGCCAATGGCACACTGTTGAACCCCAAGAATGCGCTAGTCGGTCAATCGGGCTTTATTATCATCACGCAGAACGCTTCTGCGGCTAAAACCTTGGCATTCGGGTCATTTTGGCGCTTTGACTCAGGCGCCACTCCGACTATCAGTGCCGGACTTGGTGATATTGACGTTTTGCGGTATAGTGTGATTAATTCAAATTATGCGGCTTGTACGTATATAAATAATGTCTCATAGGTGGTAGGTGATGGCTAAACTAATGCCTAACGGCAAGCAACAATTCTTCGATGCTAACGGTGATCCATTAGCGTCAGGGAAAGTCTACACCTATGCGGCTGGGACTTCTACCCCTAAAGATACCTACGCTACTTATTTAGGCGGCGGTGGCGCTTCTAACGCTAATCCGGTGATTCTTGATGCGCGAGGCGAGGCTACCATCTTCTGGGATGGCGCTTACAAAGTAGTCCTGAAGGACTCCACGGATGCCACGATATGGACGGTGGACAACATCTCCACCTTGTCGAGTGCTGCTGATATAAGCTATGCCTCGTCCACTATCGATGTGATACTGAAAGACCATTCCTGCTATGTCGTGAACACTATCAACGCTCTAAAAGCCGTTGATAAGACCAAATACACTCATTGCTTTGTACGCGGGTATTATGCTGCCGGTGATGGTGGAGGCGGCATGTACCGGTACGATTCGTCCGACACTTCTACAGTGGACGATGGCGGAGCGGTAATTGTTGCATCTGATTCTGCGCGTTGGAAATTGATTCACAATGGCACGATTAGCATCAGGCAGTATGGATGTAGGGATTATTTTCAGATAGGAAATTTGTCAGGCAATGAGCCATTATTACAGAAGGCCATTAATTACTTCAATCACAGCTACAACGATGAAGGTAAAGGCGGCGTGTTGATTGTCGATGGTATGTTCTACCTTGATTATACGTCCCCTGTTTATAATTATAAAGAAGTGACGCTTCGCGGCTTCCATACGCCATCAAATGAAGCGTTTACAACAAACATGTACGCTAGAAGCGCATCGACTTCAGGCTTTATTTTCAGTGAAGCAGCCGCAAATGTCACTCTTTACAACGCCGGAAGACTCGAAAACCTGTTTTTCTGTGATGCCGATACCTATATCGGAGGATCTACAGCAACGCTACCTGCTACATTCAACGCGATACAGATAGGCACAACAGGCAGGAGGTACTCGCAATCTTGCCTAATTTTAGGATGCCAATTCTACGGCTTTGCTACAGCTCTTACCACAAATACAACAGCCCCAAGCGGCGATACATACTACACTTGCGAATACACTGTTAAAGACTGTGTGTTTTCATCGTGTGATACGTCTATATACCACACATCAACCGAGCCTTTTGCGGTTATCAACTGTACGCAGGACAATTACGGCTTGTTAGGTCGCGCTGTGCCTCCTGCAATGGATTACTTTATCCGCGTAAACAATGCAGGGATAACAGACGGCATTGCAACTATCCGAGACTGCCGGACGCTTGGCGCTGAATACAGTGTGCATATTACAAGCTCTGCCGCAGGTTACTACCTGATAGAGAATTGCGACTTTGACCAATACGATGCCGCTGCTGTAGTCAATGAGGTTGTATCGTCAAATATCACTAGCGGGCGCATGACGCTGAAAGACAGCGTGGTTACTTCATACAACAGCAACAACTGCGTGGTGATAACCAACGGCGACTATATCATTCGGGATAATACGCTGAATGATTCAATCAATCTTGCTGCCGGTGCAGATTATGGGATTGTGTCAGGCAATACCACCCAATCAATCACAGGCGATGCCACTGCCGCTCTCAAGTGTGTAAGCTCTAATCTGTTGGCTACCCACACGCCTACAGCATGGACTCCGGTATTAAAACATGCAGGAACCGAAAGGGTTACAGCCTACACCACGCAAGTCGGGCAGTACACAGTACACGACAACCTTGTTACAGCTATCTGCAACATCACTGTAAACACGATTGCAGGCGGAGCTTCCGGTGATGCTGCAACAATTACAGGGCTTCCGTTTGCCTCTGCTGCTGGAATAAAAGGCGGCGGTTATGCTACATATACCGCAGGGCTTGTAACGGTAGTCGATGGGATTACCGCTGATATTGCCGCAGGTACGCAGATTGCCTCACTTTACCAAGGAAGCGCCACAGGCTCAGCGGTTCTCACTTATGCCGACACTGTAGCAGGCTGTACGCTCAATTACGTTTTCCAATACTTCATAGATAGATAAGGGGACAAGACATGCCTTCCAATGTAGGGTACGAATCAAGCGCCAAAAACGCTTACACAAAATACAGCACAAACGCATTTAACTGCGGAAGCGACAAGAATGCGCGATACCATCAAATAACTACGCGCAAGAATGGCGGCAGTGCTGGCACGATGACTATCAAGGTGCGTCCTAGAGGCGCAACTACTTTTGAGAGTCTGACTGTAAACGGCGTGGCGGTAACGATGGCGCTCAATGATGACGTGACTTACGGGCCATTCGCAGGAGTGTTTGAGGAATTCCAATTCACGCAAACGAGCTTCAATGGTACTGATTTCGACGTATTTGTAGCGGGGTGGTAAGATGGAAGTCCAACTGCTTAACGGTACTAGAAGCTCTATTAACCTTGCGCCTTCTACTGCAAATACTGCTGTATCATCTGCTGTTGCTGCCGAGACAACACTTGCGACAATCAACGTTGGCGCAAATCAAATGGTAAACCGCGCTGTCAGGCTAGTTATCACATCCACTAGCACAAACACTTTAGTTACAGTAAGGACGTGGAGAGTAAGGCTAGGCGGAACAATTGTAGCTCAATGGACACCAAACGTATCAGGCGCTATCTACTCTGTTGAGTTTTCTATATTTGACCGTGGAAACAACAATCAGCGGTCAACATGGCATGGGACTTTGAACAGTATAACATCAGCAAACGCCTACACATCAGCAATAGCAACAACAGCGGCTACAACCATTACCATCACTGCTGAACAGGCTTCTGTATCAGGTAGCGAGATCACAACGCTGGAAGCGTATTATGTTGAACTGATAAGGTAAGGGGCAGGCGGTGAATGAAATCAGCGATGAAGTGCATAAAAAGCATCATGACTTTCTTGAGGATTGTATCCCTCTGCTTAGAGAATACCTGGAGGAGCGCAAGGATTCCCGCGAAAGATGGGAAAAATACCGCACAAGTTTTTTTGGTGCTATATTTTCTGCTATTGGTGTTGCTGCCGTCAGTGTTTTTGCGTGGATAGGCAAGCTCATCCTAGAGGCAATCAGGTTCAATAACCAATGATTGATTACGATTTGCTCGATGCGGTCAATTTTCAGGTAAACAAGCTGATGAAGTACAGGCAGGATGCAGCGGGTGAAATGCTGCCAAGGCCGGAAGACATAGAGAAATCAAAGCAGGGTGATTGCGAGGATTACGCGATACTCAAGGCTCACCGGCTAGTAAGGTGGAACAGTTGCGACTCTGCCGACTTATCTATGGGCATGTTTGAGTCGAAGAAGAAAGGATTGCCTAGACATGCGATGCTGTTAGCCAAAGGGCAGAAGAAAAAAGGCATATTCAAGAAATCAATGGTTGACTGCGTATATGTGCTAGACAACCGCACCAATAACATTTACACGCTAGATCAGATCCGTGATAAGCTGATATTATCCCTACCTGTAGATTTGTATATATGAAGCTCACTATTCAACGCAATGGAACCTCTGTCGCCCAGTTGTCTGTGGACGGAGGACACTTCGGATATGTGCTAGGGCATGAGGCTCTCACCGATGACCACTACAAGGTAATCCTGTCCCACTCTGCAAGCATAGGTGAAGTATTGCCGTTGGTAGTCGGCGTTAATCTGCGCATCCATGACGGGTCACTTACGGGCGGTCTTGAGGTGGGGACACTGTGCGGCGATGACTTCGTGTTGAACGGTCGGGCGGCTGTTGCAAAGCTGGTCAACAAGCTGGATGAGGCGATAGAGAACCTGGAATCAATTACGTTAGAGGTGGAATGATGGCTGACTTGACCGGCATAGGCTCAGTGTTTGACTTTGGCAGCAAGGTGATAGACAAGATATTCCCTGATGCCGGTGAGAGAGAGCGGGCTAAACTTGAGCTAATCAAGGCACAGTCTGAAGGCCAGCTCAAAGAGCTTGAAATACAGCTATCTGCCATACTCGCAGAAGCCAGCTCATCCGATCCGTGGACAAGCCGTGCTAGGCCGTCTTTCCTGTATGTGGTCTATGTCCTGATTCTATCCAGCATACCTATGGGCGCGTTATATGCCTTTTCCCCTGAGACAGCACAAGCCATATCTATCGGTTTTTCTGAATGGTTGAAGGCTATCCCGTCTGATATTGTTGACCTGTTCCAGTATGTCATGCTTGGTTACATTGGAGGCAGGTCATTCGAGAAGCTGAAAGGGGCTGCCAAGTGAGGCTATCCGCTGACGGTGTTGACCTGATCCACCACTTTGAAGGCTGCAAACTAAAGGCGTACAAATGCCCTGCCGGTATCCTAACGGTTGGTTGGGGACACACCGGCCCAGACGTTACTAGCTCGACAGTATGGACACAACAACAGGCTGACGAAGCGTTTATCCGCGATATAGAGCGGTTTGAACGTGGCGTGTTATCGTGCGTGACTGTGGCGCTAAAACAGCACCAATTCGATGCGCTAGTATCATTTGCCTATAACTGCGGGTTGGGCAGCCTTCGCAACTCCACCCTCCTTGCTATGGTCAATCGTGGAGACTTTGAAGGTGCTGCCGGTCAGTTTGGGCGGTGGATAAGTAAGGGTAAACCAGCAGAAAAAGGCTTGACAAGACGGCGTAAAGCTGAAAAGCTGCTATTCCAAGACATGGAATGGAGAAGCTACGATGATACCGGACAAGCCTGATTTACGAATGACATCCACCGAGTTGAATACTTTGATGTACATGCTCGACCAAGCAAGGCAGCGAGTAAAGGGTACAGAGCTAGATGCAGAACAGGCTCACTTGATACTGACCGCAGTACAGCGCGTAGAGAGTGAGGTGTACCTTGCAAAATTATGAGTACTTGAGACCCTACGCAAAATCTCCCGAAGATATACGAAAGCTCGATGTTATCCTTAAAAGCGCAACGCTAGTCGATGCCGCAAAGGAATACGGAATCAGTGACCGAGTATTACGCCGCAACCTAGCCACAATGAAATCTAGAGCCGTACTATCCGGCGTATCCCCTGAACACGACATGACGCACAGCGCCCCCGATGGATACCTAGTCAAAGGAACGTCTACCCTTTACGGTGACGATGGGCAGGTAAAGCAGCAATGGGTGAAAACGCAGGTAGACGTTACCCGCAGGATTGAGATTATCGAAAGCGCGATGTATAGCGCGATGGAGAATCATCAAGGCATCAAGAATATCAAACCGCTAAAGCAGTTCAAAAAAGACATGCTCACTGTATACCCGTTTGGTGACCCGCATATAGGCATGTATTCATACGCCAGAGAAACAGGTGCAGACTTTGACTGTGATATAGCCTCGTCTGCAATGTGTGGCGCTGTTGACCATCTATGCGACGTTACGCCACAAACCGAGACTGCCATTGTCCTATCTGTCGGTGATACATTCCATGCCGACACAAGCGACAACAAGAGCCTTAATAGCGGTCACAGTTTCGATGTAGATACGAGATGGTCAAGGGTGCTTGAAATCGGCGTAACGATAATGATTCGCTGCATAGAGCGAGCGCTACAAAAGCACAAAACGGTTATATTCAAAGCAATGCCAGGCAACCACGACAAGCACACCTCCCTGATGCTGGCTATCTGCATCAATGCCTACTTTAGAAACAACAAGCGGGTGATAGTCGATAAGGAGCCGTCATATTATTGGTATTACCACTTTGGTAAAGTATTGATCGGGTCAACTCACGGCGACCAATGCAAGATGGCCGACCTGCCTAATATCATGGCAGACGATAGGCACGAGATGTGGGGTAAATCACTGTACCGTTATTGGTACACCGGCCATATCCACACAAAGACAGTCCATGAATATCGCGGCGTATTGTGCGAGTCATTCCGCACACTTGCGCCAAGGGACGCATGGCACGCGGCAAAAGGATATGGAGCAGGCAGAGACATGAATGCTATAATACACCATAGCGAGTTTGGCGAGATTGAGCGGCATCGGTCTGACATTAGAATGCTGAGGTTATCATGACCAACGTTTACAAGCTGCCTGTAAACCCGCGCACAGAGCTGACATGCCCTCTGTGTGAGGGGAATAACTGGACTATCTGCGTAACACGCTTTGAGCTTGAGCCTGCCGTAAACTCTGCCGATGTGGAATGCATGACAGAAGGATGCGAGTTTGTCGTGGGGTTATTGCTTGTGATTCCTGAAGATGACGAAGATTGATTCATTCCTTGAAGCTACAGCACAGCACCTTTACCGGTGCGAGGTGCGCTATCTGCTAGCTATGAAGCGTGACAATCCTGCCAAGCTCAAGACGCACCTAGACGCGATAGGAAAGAGGCGCGGCGATGATGCCAAGGAAAGGATTATCGATGAGTGCCGCAGTCAGTGGCAGAAAGGTAACCGAGGCGATGCAGGAGACTGGCGCTAATCTATTTTTGATAAATAATTAACGCTGCGCAATACTTGGTTTTTATTGGTTGTTTTGCGTCTTGTGAAGCAAGTGTGGCATATATCATAGCTATTTATATTAATTCTAAAAATGATTTCCCCGCACTTTGCACATGGCTTATCCCTGAAATATAACTTGCTTCCTTTGCTTATCGCTGTTTCCCTATCTCTATAAATACTCATGTAACACCTCTACTGTGACTTTGCATTGTGCTGTTACTGCACATTCCTCGACAGGTTTACCATGTACTTCTCGCTGCACTTGCGCTTATTCTTCGGCGCTCTCGACTTAGCCTTGCTTTCTGCCTGCATCAGCCTGGAGCATTCAGCATGACCGCCAGATCGTCTAGGCTTGCCGCACTTTGGGCATGTGTAGCCGTTTAGGTTCATTGGTTATGCGTCAATATGATTGTCGATAAATCGCTTGCAGTCATCTACGCTTGTAAATCCACCATCTACAAGCTCGCCATTAAATTCAACAACATCATATCCATCACCTGTAAAAACAATGTAGTAATCACGATATTTAACTTTGCCTATCATAAATCCCCCTCGCGTGTTGTGGTGTTATGCGCCTTTGCTTCCATCTTGGCGGTTACCTTGGGTGTTTCCTGTACATTATTTAACCTCTACCTTGCACGGTTCGTTTAATGCAGTGTTAGAACTCACATGCCGCCAATGTGTGACCGTGCTCCGCTTGCCATGCCAGCCGTCTTTCGCGTGCGGGCAAATACCCCACATATCGACCGTCGCCGTGTCGAAAATCTGCTCTTCATGGGTGTTGCCGAAGTGCAGAATCTCTATCTCCGTGCCAGGTTCTGGTATGCCGTCCTTCGTCATGTTCCAGCCGTCGAGCGGTTGAGCCTGTTCCCAAATCTGCATGGTGTCTCCCGTTCTAACCCGTCGCTCAACTTGACCCGCCTGGGCGGGCTGCTCGTGTGTGTTACTCATAGTTCTCCTCGCGCCCAGTCGGGCAAGTTAGCTCTGCGTTAGGCGTCAACTGCCCACGAACCACAGTTAGGGCAGTATTCGCCATGCGGGGTTTTGTGGAATAAATCATTCCCGCAACTACAGACAAAATGCAGAAAGTCTTTACGCAAAACAGAATTAACAAACCGGCCTTTCATGGTTCCGCACTCTCCACACTGAAGTTCTGTTACCCCAATAGGAGCCACAGCCTCCCACTTAGCTTTGCATCCGATACAGGTTGCCTCGCCAGTTACATGCGGTCTGCGCTCTGCAATGTTAAAGACTTCTGCCATTTTCTCTATTCCTGAGACTGCTTACAGCCTGCGTCAAGCTGTTCCTCACCTGCCTTGATGTGGCGCAATCTTGTCCGCAGCTCGTAGCCAAGCAGAGGCCAGATTTTCTGCGTTGCATTCTGGCGGGCGATCTTCCGGCCAAGCGCGGCATCGAAGTTCTCAGGGCTGGCACAGGCGCTCTCGCCAGTCACTGTGAATCCGTTATTCAGTACCAGCACACAGAAAGTCAGCAGCGGCAGCGCAGTCATATTGAAGTCGGTAGGCATGCTACCTACGTAAACATCATTGTTGTTCTTGTAGGCTCCGAGCATCCCGTCAGCAGCCGTGAAGTAATGCTCACTGGTGATGTTGCCCTCAATGTCCGCTGGCGTAATGCGCGGTGCCGTCAGCCCCTTTTGCTGGATCTCGTTTTCAATTGCTTGGTCAGTCATTGCCATTTCCTCGCTACGTCATCGGTGTAGCAAACCGTTAAAATCGTTTACGCCTAACAAGTCGCCCAAGGTCGCCAGCTTTGCTGGCTGGACTCGCTTCATTCGCTTCACTCATCACACAGCCCCCATCATCATAGCCAGCGCCAATACTATCACAGCAAGGCTAGAGACTACCACTATTGCGGCTTTACGGTGCTTTGCGCTCATGGCATAGCCCTCCCTATCTCTGCTGCTGCGCGTACAATGGCGCGGCGGGTGGCGGCATCAGGGTCGTCATTGTGCGGACAGGTGTGCCATTCTCCTTTTGGTATCTGCTGCGCGTGAGAACGATTCCAGTCGCTGTCCAGTTCAAGCCGCATCCCCAGCTTCACCGCCAGCCGCAGCGCTTCGCCGTCATCTGTTAGCGGGTTCCACTCACACCCATTCGAAAGATATAGCTTACCATCTGTATGCCCGTAAAACGGCAAAGCAAGTATGTCTGCCGCCTTAGCAGCAAGCTCTAGCAATTCTCTGTCGTTCATCACTCAATCCCTCTGCTTAATGCACAATAACATGTAATCCAACAGCGCAAATATCCGCCACTCCGGCTGCTCTCTCTCGCTCAGTATGTTCGACAGCGTGTCGCTGTAGTGATACAGCCCGACTTCATCGAATGCAGATAGCCACTCTCCGTCATCCATTGCTAGTATCAGCTTGATTGCCTCGTCTTCTTTCATGCGTTATCAACCTTTGCTTTAGCCAAGCACATACGTATAAAAGGCTTGGTGATTTTTGTCAGGTAGTACTTGTCTCGCTCGTTTAGGTCATCGCCTTTATACGCAAGCCACTCCTTGACGGTTTTCTTTGTGCAGCCTCCCCATGCAATCGAATTGTCAAGAACGATTATTTTGTATGGATAAATCTGCAAGCACTGGATGCGATGATTTCCACCAACTGCGTTAGTCAGTCTTATATCCGTCAGGTCGGCACCGCTCAGGTCGGCATCGCGCAGGTCGGCACCGCGCAGGTCGGCACCGCTTAGGACGGCATCGATCAGGTCGGCATCGCTCAGGTCGGCACCGCGCAGGTCGGCACGTTCGCCGCCTTCGTTGTTCAGCCATTTTCTGTGCGACTCGATTACTTCTTTCAGTTTATCAGCGTCCATTTACCACCTCATTCGTAACAGTTGATTGCCTATGCGTATCATCCCCGCTACATCGACCGACTGCAATTGTGGATTTCCGCAACTGTACTCCATCTTTTCCTTGCGCCTCAGCCTTGCGCGGCGGTTAATCTCTGCCCGCTTCCGGCATGACTCGACCACTTTAAGGTTGTCCAGACTGGCGTTCTCGTCATTGCCATCAATAGCCGCTAGATACGTCCCATGCTCTAGCTCACCGACAAACGTGCGCCAAACTATCAGCCGCAAAGACTTAGTGATACGGTTACTGCTAGTCCTTGCCTTGAGTGACACGCAGTAGGACTTGTTCAGCCACAGCGGCTTAAGCGTGACCGACTCTATCCATGTCAGCGACTTGCTGTTACCCTTCTTGATGTATCGCGCCTTGGTACGCACAGTTCCATCTGTGCAGACCTCGTAGTCAGGGTGAGCTTCTATGGTGCGCCATTCTTTCATCGCATCACCGCTTATTGATTTTGCTGCGAACATTTGTAGGCGCAGAAACAGCAATCAAGAACAGGCAAATAAAAATCACAGTTCCACCATATAACGGGAGAAGCACAAGCCACCAAGACCAAGCAATGGTTCCTGTAAGTTTAAGGGTAATGAATATCAAACCTAAAACGCTTAAAAATTTCATAGTAACCTCACATCAAAAAGGAATATCATCGTTAAAGTCATCCTTTGCCGGAGCCGGTGCAGCCTTTGGCGTTTCCTTGTAAGCGTCTGCCGCCTTCTTCTGCTCCTCGGCTTTCAGGCTCATAAACTTGCCTTTCTGTCCTTCTTTAATCCATGCTGACAGCCAATACTCCACGCCGCCAATCTGAATCTTGCCCTTGTAATCAGG